AGTTATTTTAGAACATTATGGACTCATGTCCGTGTGTGAGAAACACATACATGGGTGGTGTTTTCGAACATATGTTTGTGATCAAAATGGTCTTTGAATAAATCTAAATAATTGTGTATAATATAATCATCAAATGAAAGAGAGGTAAAGATAAATGAGGAAAACTATTGATTTATTAAATGAGGTTGAAAACCTTGGGTTTGACCGGGCATATGCACACACAAATATTGATGCAAGTCTCGATTCCGAACTTGACGAAAGAAAACCACTTATGGATGAGGAAATATCAGAATCTTTATACAATGATATTATCGGCGGATTTATAGAAGAAAAAGAAATGAATATAGGGATGTGAACAAATGACAGATTACGAAGAAAGCTACAAGAATTACCTAGCATGGCTCACTCCTCGTGAGTTATTGCAGGAATATAAGATCATGTGTTTCCCGTGGCGTTATCGGGAACGTAAGTGGATCAAAGAAGAAATAGAAAGTAGGTGTGTGTACTAATGTTGGATGCAATTTTGTGGTTTGGTTTTGGAGCTATATTAATTTTCCCTTATGGTGTTTGGTGTGGAGCAAAATGGTCAGGAGGATATAAAGGATGATAGGATTTTTTGATTTATGTTTTGCCTGTAATATACGGGCAACTTATGAAGAGTGTGAGGAATGCAGGTATGAAGAAGTATGTGATAAATTTCAGATGTGTTTCGCGCATTGTCCTAGCGAGGTATGGAGAAAGTTGTCAAGTTTTGAAGATATCTTGAAATGTTCTGAGAAATGGAGGTTATACAATGGGCAGGCCATTGAACAGTAAAAAATCATGGTATAAGGTGTATATTAAAGAACTAAATACGCCAAACATATTAAAAAGTCAGTGTAAATACGAATGTGATTACCTACTAGTTCAGGCATACACCGGGCAGGTTGCAATGGCAATCGTGCAGGACTACGTTGTCGAGTTTGAAGAAAATTTCCGCCCTGTATACTACAACAAATTGGAGGGAGGTGTTCCTATTGACAACAAAAAAGTCTTATTTGAAGAAGAGTAAACCACAAGGTCTTATCAGGTCAAAAGACGATTATACACCGCTTGCGTTGGAACTAACGTGGGATATGAAAGACGTTAGAAAAGAGTATTCACGTCTGAGATCAATCTGGCGTAAACGTTATGAAAGATTACTGAAATCTGACTATAAAGATATTAACCTTGTAACAGATAGGCCGATCAATCGTTACAAACAGTTGAAATATATAACAAGTGATAGAGAAATCTATCACTTGTTATCTGAACTGGCAACTATTATAGCATCAGATCGAACCACAGTAACAGGATTGAAAAAACATGAAAAAGAACAAATGATACACATCAATGATGTGTATGGAACAGAGTTAAAAACGCATGAGGATTTACTAAATTTTGGGCGTTTTATGGAACAAGTCAGAGATTTTGCATCAGATAGAATATATGATTCTGATTTTGCCGTTGAGTTATATTCTGATGGTGAAAAGCTGAGTACAGGCAAAATGTTAGAGCTATATAAGGAATTTCTGAAAACGGGATCCCGAAACATTTCAAAATTGAAATCCGGAATAGCAAAGAAAGAAAAAGCAAAACGTCAGAAAAGGAAATCGGGTAAACGTAAACGCAGGAGGTAACACATGGAAAATCTGTATACTGTCGACACATATAATTATAATAGAATACAGAATTTACCATGTCTACACGACACCAGATCAAATAGAGGAAGTAAAAAAGCAAAGGGATATAAAAATTGTTTGTGTGCTTTCGATATCGAAACAACTAGATTGGAAGATATCGAGCATTCAATAATGTATATCTGGCAGTTTTCAATTCTTTTTCTCGACGATTTACATATTGACACAATAATAGGAAGAAATTGGTCAGAATTTGAGTTATTTCTTGATAATCTTATGAATGATGATAACTATGCGTATTACATGATTTTTGTGCACAATCTTTCATATGAATTTCAGTTTTTGCGTGGTATATATACATTTTCACCGGATGAAGTTTTTGCCATAAAATCACGAAAAATATTGAAATGTGAAATGTTAGAGCATTTTGAATTTAGGTGTTCATATCTGCAAACTAATATGTCACTAAATACGTTTACCTCAAAAATGAAAGTAAAACACCAAAAATTATCAGGTGAAAAATTTGATTACAGTAAAAAACGTTTTCCATGGACAGAACTAACCGAGTATGAAATAAAGTACAGTACATACGATACAATCGGACTAGTTGAAGCAATGTATAAACGTATGATACTGTCAAATGACAATTTATATACACTCCCCTTAACGTCAACCGGTTATGTACGTCGTGAAACGAAAAAAGCCATGTATGGCTGGTCACGAAAACACAAGGATATTTTTCCGACTATAGATGTTTTCGATCTGCTAGAAGAGGCGTTTCGGGGTGGAGACACTCACGCTAATCGTTATTACTCAGGAACAGTGATACGTGCAGACGGGGAAAAAATTCTGGGAATTGGATCTTATGATAGGTCATCATCTTATCCTGATGTTGTCTTAAATTGCGTTTTTCCAATGACACGGTTTGTATATATCGGATCAATAACGGAGAATGACATAGAGAAGAAACTGGATAGAGGAAAAGCGTTATTATTCCGGTGTAAAATTATAGGCATTGAACAGATCGACAAGTATTACGGGGCACCCTATATTTCATATTCAAAATGTAGAAATGTTTCTAGTGAAACATTGGATAACGGACGTGTTTTAAGCGCTGACTATATCGAAACAACGCTCACTGATATTGACTATGAGATAATGAAACGTGAGTACAAATGGAAAAATTTAGAAATAACAGAGTGTTACGAAAGCAAATACGGATCACTGCCAGAACCGTTGAAAGACATTTTCCGTAAATATTATACAGACAAAACAGAATTAAAAGGCATAGTGGAACAGGAGCTTTTTTACAATCTGCAAAAGGCATTGCTTAACGCTGGTTACGGAATGATGGTACAGTCACCAGTAAAGCAATCATTAATATTTACAGAATCATCGGAAGATATATATACAGTTGATGAAAATGTTTCACGTGAAACATTACTTTCAAAATATAATAGAACTGCCTTTCTTCCTTATCAATGGGGTGTATGGGTAACAGCTTGGGCACGTCTGCGATTGAAAGAGGGTATAAACATAGTTGGAGATCGTTACGTTTACAGTGATACGGATTCAGTAAAATATATAAAAGTAAGAGGTGATAATATTGACAAGTTATTTGATAGATACAATTCTGAGAGAAAAGAGCAAAGTATCTCCAATTCCGCATACGCTACAGACCGTTATGGCGTTAAACATTATATGGGGGTGTATGAATTCGAGGACGAGTATATTGAATTCTCCACCATTGGTGCAAAAAAATATGTCTATAGAACTAACGATGGAAAACTACACGCAACAATCGCAGGAGTTAATAAAAAGCTTGCACCATATGAGTTGGAAGAACATGGAGGAATTGAAGCTTTCAAAATTGGATTTACCTTTTTACGATCAGGAGGAACTGAAAGCGTGTACAATGACGTTCCTTATGGGGATTTCACCGTGGAAAATCATGTTTTAAAAATTACACAAAATGTAGTTATCAGACCATCAACTTACACAATAGGAATAACAGATGAGTACCGTAGGATTTTGGCAGACGCAAGGGCATTAAAAGAATTTAAAGATACGTTTTGACAAAAATTAACATATGTGTTATAATAATTCATGTAAAGAGATAGTACGAGGAGGTGAGAATATGAAAATTACACGTTCATTAACAGTTAACAAGATTAACGTTATCTGCTACGATCCTGAGAATAAGTGCGAGTTTGTACAGGAAGTTGGTTTAATCGGAAATTTTACTGATGACCAGATCAGCAAAGAGATAAAAAAGAGAAATTTTGGAATTGTAATTGATTGGGAACGAACATCCGAAGAAACAAAATTATACGGGATGGATGCGGAAGTGTTTTTAAAAAATGCAATCATTATCAAAGAAAAGGGGAATTAAATCATGGCAAAGAAACAGTATACTATTATCAATTCATCTTCCACACTGGACACATACACAGAGTACGATCTCATTGAATCACCCGCAATCGTAAGTCTTAAAAATATTGAAAACAAAGGAATTATCTGTGTCGGAAAGTGGGTGGAATATCTCACAGTTGATAACAGCGGAAATGAAATAACCTGCATTTCAGTGCAGGACGCAAACACAGGAGAGGTATTTTCAGGTCAGTCAGCAACTTTCAGAGAATCATTTGGGGATATTATCGATCGTGTTTCTGACATGGAAGAAGTTCCAGATATGTTTTTCATTGAGGTTCTTCACCGAACATCAAAATCAGGGCGTGACTATCTTATTTGCGCACTTGTTTCCCCAGATCGTGCATTTTCACGCATGGGATATTCTGAAAAGAGCATTCCCATGCCAGAGCCACAGAAATAATATGTTATCATTATATGAAAATAGCGGGTATCTGTCGATACCTGCTATTTTAGGATATGGACAAAAGTTCAATTACATATGGGGAGGCCGAGGTACGGGGAAAACCTATGGTGGTCTTAAATATTGTATTGAACACAAGAAAATTTTCGTGTATATGCGGTCATTGCAGGCACAGGTTGACACAATTAAAATTCCAGAGCTTTCACCTTTTAAAAAACTTAACAAAGACATGGGATGGTCAATTTATCCTAAAACGATTGGAAAAAATGTCGCAGGATTCTATAATACATACACAGACGATAAAGGGAAACTGGTGTATACAGGCCCGATTCTTGGATATGCAATAGCCCTAAATACGTTCGCTAACTTACGTGGTTTCGATGCTTCGGATGTAGAGATAGGAATATATGATGAGTTTATCCCTGAAAAACGTGAACGCAAAGTTGAAAACGCTGGATATGCTTTTAAAAATGCATATGAAACTATGAACAGGAACCGAGAATTGTACGGAGAAACACCTATTCAGTTCCTACTCTTTTCAAACTCTGAAAATCTATCCTGCAACATGTTCATCGAGAACAACCTCATGGAAAAAGTATCTGCAATGGATATCAGAAAACAGTCAGTGTCAATCATGCAGGAAAGAGGGATCGGGCTTTTTAACTTATTTGATTCACCCATATCAGAGCGCAAGAAAGAAACAGCACTATATAAAATGTCTGGAGCGGATTCAAATTTCAATCGTATGGCGCTCGGAAATGAGTTCTATTCCGCAGATTACACAGGGATAAAACCAACGAACATAAAAGAATTAATACCCTTGTGCCGAATGGATTCTATCACAATCTACGAGCGGAAAAACAAAAATACAATATACGTTACCCGTCATCACTCGGGTAACCCACCAACATACACACAGTCTGACAAGGATATCAAAGCTTTTCGCAGAGACTATGTGTATCTCTGGGATATGTACCTTTCAAACCGGATCACATTTGAGGATATCACATCAAAATCACTTTTCGAAAATTATTTCAAGGACAAGTATTGACTTGTCCTTTTTTGTTTGCTATAATCTTGTCGTAGAAAGACAAGTGTTCGTGGCACACGTACAGCACGTTGGGAGCGTGAGATCATAAGGATCTAATGTGCATGAGTAGGTACAGCTCAAGAATTTGTAGCACTTAATCTTTCAGCACATATGCAGAGTGTCACAGCCTGCATATGTTTTGTTTCACGTGAAATATTCTCACCTTTATTATGTTTCACGTGAAACATATATTATATGTTGTGCTAATATATAATGGAGGTGGAACATGGACGTTAACTCGTTATCAACTCTTATTAGTAACATTGGAGTGCCATGCGCTTGTCTGATTGCAACTTTTTATTTGTGGCAGAAAGAAACAGACGCGCACAAAGAAGAAATGAAAAACATGACAGACGCACTCAACAACAACACACAGGCACTCACAAAACTCACAGACCATATTACAGGGAGTGAAAAAAATGACGATTAACTACAACAAAAATATCAGAGGTGTGTATATCGTCGCAACGAACACAGCTCCTCTGATGGTCAGGGCAGAGCCTAGTACAGACGGAACAGTTATCGCAGAAATGCCGAAAAACACAAAATGCATCTGTCTAGGATGCTATTCTGGAAACTGGTATGCAGTCATTTACGAACATGACAGTATCATTTCCACCGGCTTTTCTAACAAAAATTATCTCAGGAGGGATTATAAGATATGACGTTAGACAACTTAATTACACTCATTTCAGCAGGATTCACGAAAGAAGAGATCCTCACAATGTCAGGTACAGCCACCCAGCGTGCCCCACAGCCAC